GAGATCGAGCAGCTGATCCGAATCTCGAATCATCCGACTCTGGTCAAGACTTATTCCACCGATGCCTCTGCGGGTGCTGGATCAGTCATCAATGTGCCAGACGAACTAGATGCCAACCTGAAGCCCTATCAGATCCAACCCAATGGCGGCAATCTGGACTCAGTACGCGCTGCGATCATGGACAAGGTGGAATCCATCAACCGCATGGCCCACATGGGCGCAGTTCGTGGAACAGAAGCCCAGACCAAGTCAGGCGTTGCGTTACAAACCGAATTCCAGCTATTGAATGCCCGCCTGTCCGAAAAGGCCGATATTCTGCAACTTGCCGAAGAACAACTCTGGGAACTGTTCTGCATCTGGCAGGGTGTTTCACCAGATGTTGAGGTGTATTACCCAGACTCATTCGATCTGCGTGACTACCCGAATGAATTGGCATTCTTGCAGCAGGCTAGAGCCAGCGGCGTTCGCTCCAATACCTTCCTCAAGGCTGTGGATAAGTTGATCGCAGACCTTGTTCTAGACGATGACGAATTGCTCCAAGCCCATGAAGAAATCGATAGCACGAATCAGGTACTCGGCCAGTTCTAATGCCCGCTGACATTGACCACGCTCGGATCATTGAACGACTAGGGGATGCCCATGAAGCGCGCCTTCAAGACGCTTTACGCCGTTTGGAAGAAAGGGTCGTGGAGATCGTTTCCGCTGCGCCTACTAAAGCTGGCAAGCTATTCGATCTTGAGTGGGCTATCTCGGCTCGCACTCAAATTCAGTCGCTTCTTGAGCAGGAATATCTTGCCGAAGTTCAGGCAGTAATCGGGAATTATGACGAAGCCGTAGCCTCTGCCCAGACCATGATCGGGGCATATACGGATTTCACAGATATTGACCCTGCCGTGATTCGCAACCTCAAACGCTTATCGTTTCAAGGATTCGAGGCAATCGGGGCCGAATATCTGGATGTGATGGCGAACGAGATTTACCAGAACACCCTGACCGGCCGACCTGTATCCGATTCAATCAAGACACTCAGACAATCTATCAATGGCATTTATGCTGAATCCGATTCTGCCGAAGCTAATCGCCTTGTAGATATTGCCCGCAATGCAACTGGCAAAGAACAGGCCGAGGCAATAGAAAAGCTACACACCCTGTACGCCAGAGATCGTGTAGGTAATAATTTGCGAAAGTACGCATCGCAGATGATTCACGATTCATTAATGCAATTTGATGCGTCTATCGTTACAGCATCTGGGAAAGAAGTTGGCGCGAAAAAATGGAAGTATTACGGCTCCGTGATTCGAGATTCCCGCGATTGGTGTAAAGAACACGCCGGCAAAACCTATACGGAAGAAGAAATCCGCGAAATGTGGGCAAATAATTCATGGGGCGGCAAGGCTCCCGGCGATCCATTTATCGTCCGAGGCGGATATAACTGCCGACACCATTTTCGACCTGTTTTTGAGGAATCAGAAAATGCCTAAAAAACTGGAACGCGAACTCAAAAAGGTATGCAGAAAGCGCGGGTATAGCCAAGCCCGCTGCGATGCTTATGTTTATGGCACTCTCCGGAAAACCGGATGGAAGCCGAAGAAATAGTTTCCCCACACTCCATAGGAGGCATCGTCACATGAGCGAAGAAGTCATGGAATCGGTTGAAACTGAAGCGACCGCTGAAACTCAGGAAAGCACTCAGGAAAAGTCCTTTTCACAATCTGATGTCGAGCGAATTGTCGAACAGCGACTCCAGCGGGAGCGCAAGAAGTTCGAGAAGCAAATCGAAGGCGTAGATTTGACAGAGGCACGCAGACTGCTCCAAGAAAAGGAAGCCGCCGAGATCGAACGCCAAAAGGAAAAAGGCGAGTTTGAGGCGATCCTCAAAAAGACAGTCGAAAAGAAGGACGCGGAAATCCAAAGCTACCGCAATAAGCTGCACTCCACGCTTGTGGAAGGTCAACTTTTAGCCGAAGCAAACCGGAATAATGCCGTGTCTGCCGAACAGGTTTCCTCTCTACTGCGGAACAATCTTCGTCTGGCCGAGGATGGTCATGTGGAGGTTCTTGACGCAAACGGTTCCCCGCGATATAACGACTCCGGTGATCCGTTATCCGTTGGGGAACTGGTATCGGAATTCCTTACGGCAAACCCTCATTTTGTACGCGCCACTCCCGGCGGTACAGGTAGTCAGGGCAAAGCTGGTGGCTCGACACAGAAGCCTGCATCTGTGGCTGATATGCTCGCTAATTGGGATCAGGGTGGCAAAAAAGCCTACGCTGAGTACATGAAAGCGAACAAATAATCCACTCTTGTAACTTTTGAAAGGAGCCAATCATGGCAGCTACTACTACCACTACTCTTGACGACCTGTTTGTCAATATTGTCGCTCAGGCGCGTTTCACCGCAGAAGAACAGTCCCTGATGATGGGTCTGGTCACCATGTATAACATCGGCAATGATGCCGGTAAGACCATTCAGGTTCCGAAGTACCCGGCTGTTTCTGCCGCTGCTTTGACTGAAGGTTCTGACATGAGCAGCACCGCTGTTTCTACCAGCAGCGTTTCCATCACCGTTGCAGAAGTCGGCGCACAGGTTGTCCTGACCGATCTGGCAGCTATGGGTGCTGGCAATCCTGCCGCTGAACTCGGTACTGTTCTGGGTAACTCTATCGCTACCAAGATCGACAAGGACATCATCGCTCTGTTCGATGGCCTGTCTACCTCTTTGGGCGCAACCACTACCGAACTGACCGCAGCTTACCTGTTCCAAGCCGCAGCTACCCTGCGTGCTAACAAGGCTCCGGGCCGCTTGGTTGGTGTTTTCCATCCGTATCAGACCTACGCTCTAAAGGCGAACCTGACCAACACCTTCGCTAACCCGAATGGTGGTGATCTCCAGAACGAAGCAATGCGTAACGGCTATGTCGGCACTATCGCTGGTATCGACATCTACGAATCTGCCAACATTACTGTTGACGGTTCCGGTGATGCCAAGGGCGCAGTATTCGCTCCGGAAGCCTTCGCTATCGCTATGAAGCGTGACTTCAACATCGAAACTCAGCGTGACGCATCTTTGCGTGCATGGGAACTCAACGCTACCGCCGTGTACGGTGTTGGCGAACTGGATGATTCCTACGGCGTAGAAATGTACTTCGACGCTGGCCTGTAAGTTCTGAGGTAATGCCCCCGAAAGGGGGCTAGCCTTATCAGGGCAGACAAAATGGCAGTCGATGTTTCCAAGCTGAAGTGCAACCAGCCGAAACGCACTCCGAGCCATGCGACCAAATCTCATGTGGTCAAAGCCTGTGAAGGCGGCAAGGAGAAGGTGATCCGGTTCGGGCAGCAGGGCGTGAAAGGCTCTCCGCCGAAGAAAGGCGAATCCGAAGCCTATGCAGCCCGCCGCAAGGCATTCAAAGCGCGTCACGCAAAGAACATCGCCAAAGGCAAAATGTCTGCCGCTTATTGGGCTGACAAAGTGAAATGGTGATGCTATGGCTTTCTCGACTGATTCTGACCTGACGGCACTCTTGCCAGATATTCTGACGCTAGGCATTTCGTCTTTTACTGACGAACACGCTCGCGCACAGGCCGATATTGAGCGCGAGATTCGCAATAAATGGTGGGCTAAAACCGGATTTTCCGGCGAACTAAACGCCACCCTCCTAACAGATTCCCAATGGACGCGAGCCGCTTCCTACCTTGTCCTGTGGCGTTATGCTTTGCCGCAGTTGACCAATTGGGTAGAAAACGACCGTTTCCAAAACATGATTGATTTCTACCGCGCACGCTATGACGAGGAAATGGATGCCGTGTTCCGCGATGGCGTGGAATATGACGCGAACAATGACTCGACCGTGACGAATGCTGAAAAGCAGCCCCGCCACTCAGGAAGGCTGTTCCGGTAATGCAGGTCAATATCCAATTTGACTCCAAAGCCGTGGAGCGCGCTCTAGAAAAAGCGGCTGGCGGCATGAAGAAATCAATCGATATTGCATTGCAAAGAACTGCCTTACACGGCAGCAATATCATTACGGATCGAACAGAAAAGGGCGTTGGATATATGGGGAAATTTGCTCCGTATTCTGCCGGCTACGCTAAATTTAGAAAGAAAGAAGGTCGCCAAACTAAGGTCGTAG